AAAATGGGTATTAATTTAGACAAGATGAGAGAAAAGCTCTCGTCACTACGTGGAGACGGTAACTCAAATGACACTTTTTGGCGCCCCGACGACGGGGACCAGACTATTCGAATCGTTCCGACGGCAGACGGCGATCCCTTCAAGGAGATGTGGTTTCACTACAACATCGAGAAGGGCGGCTTTCTGTGTCCCAAGCGCAACTACAGCGACGAGTGTCCTGTATGTGAGTTCGCCTCACAGCTGTGGCGCGAGGGAGTCGACAACAACGACGACCACAGCAAGAAGACTGCAAAGTCTCTCTTCGTGCGACAGCGCTTCTTCAGCCCCGTGATGGTCCGCGGTGAAGAAGAGAAGGGCGTGCGTGTGTGGGGTTACGGCAAGACTGCCTACGAGAACCTCCTAACGCTCGTGCTTAATCCGGAGTATGGTGATATCACCGACACCGAGACGGGTACCGACCTGCAGATGACCTACGGAAAGCCTCCGGGCGCTTCCTTCCCCCAGACAAAGCTCGTGCCTCGACGCCGATCGTCCCCGCTCTGCGAGGACCTGACGCCTGAGAAGTGCGCAGAGCTTCTTGACAGCATTCCAGATTTCACTGGATTGTTCGAGCGAAAGGCGACCAGTGATGTCCAGACTATTCTCGACACTTTCGTTAACGCACAGGTTGATGATCCCGAGACGGTTAGTAGCGAAACCGAGAAGTATGGAAAGACCACAGATGGCGAAGCTAACGCTGTTGATGCGGCTTTCGCAGAGCTAGGCGCTCTTTAATATCCCCCCCACAGGGAGGCCTAGGGTTACCAGGGGTCTCACAATAGAAAGGAAGAGTTATGACTACTGATACAAGCCGTCTAGAACAACTGATTACCATTCTTGAGGAAACTCGGGACGATCACGACAAGTTCTTCAGCAACGGAAACAATGCTGCTGGAACCCGTGTTCGTAAGGCAATGCAGGAAGTAAAGACGTTAGCACAGGAACTCCGTACCGAGGTCCAAGAGACCAAGAATTCGGGTTAAACTCTGACAGCCGCAGGGAGGCCCGGGGATACAGGGGTCTCAAATTAAAAAGGAAAAAAAGTGGAAAACATTGTAGAAACATTAAAAGAGTTGAATGTGGGATCGGATGATTATGTGTATCTCAACTATGAAGATAGCGCAGAAGTGTGGCACATTTCTGACGACTATATTGAGGGTGCCCTGAGGGACACCGACACAGTTGGAATGCTAGCGGCCCTTTTGGCCACGCCGGGTATCACGGTATTATCGCGTTATGAAGAAGATATTCTGGGTACAATGCGAGACGAAGGACTGTTGGAGGACTATGATCGAGCCGATTGGTTTGAAGACTATCTCGCCGAGAAGATTCAACAGGAAGCTTATCAATATGATTTGCTCACCATTTCTACGGAGCGACATGATCATAAGCGCGGCACCTGTGAGATTTCTTCAAACGTCAAGGTTCTTGCGGGCGAGCTATATCAGCTCGGGACTGCGGCTGATTCTTTCGTTGCCGGCTTTGATATTGTAATTCAGACCAACGCTGGCACTCTTACGCTAGCTTGAAGAATACAGAAAGGAAACGGATTCAATGGCGAAGAGTAAATCAAAAGCCGGCAAGATTTCAATTGACGGCTTAAGAACTCTTATCAATAAGACCTCGGGCCTGGAGGTAGCCCACAATTTAAACAAAGCTAACCCAACAGAAGTAAAAGAATGGATCCCAACTGGCTCGCGCTGGCTGGATTCTATTGTTTGTAGGGGCCAGCTTGGCGGCATTCCCATCGGTAAGTTCACAGAGATTGCCGGTCTGGAGTCAACTGGCAAATCGTTCATGGCCGCACAGATTGCCGGCAATGCCCAGAAGATGGGAATGACCGTTATCTATATGGACTCCGAGTCAGCAATTGACCCGGGCTTTCTTGAGCGCGCCGGGTGCGACATAGATGAACTTATCTATGTTCAGGTCCAGTCCGTTGAGCATGTGTTGGAAACCATTGAAAACGTTTTGAAGTCCGGGGCCGAAAGAACCTTGTTCATCTGGGACTCGCTGGCTATGACCCCAACCATTACGGATGTGGAAGGAGACTTCAATCCTCAGTCCACCATGGCTATGAAGGCACGCATTCTGTCAAAGGGAATGTCTAAGTTAACTATCCCCATTGCCAATACCAAGTCGGCCTTCCTGGTTCTCAACCAGTTAAAGACCAATATCCCTCAAGGACCAAATGCTCGCATCGTTGCTATGACGACCCCCTTCATTACCCCGGGCGGGAAGGCCATGCATTATGTATATTCTCTGCGCGTGTGGCTCACGGGACGCAAGGCCAAGTCTGCTTTCATCGAAGACGAGAGCGGTTTCCGCATCGGCTCCGAGGTGAAGGTCAAGCTTGAGAAGTCTCGCTTCGGAACACAGGGGCGCAACTGTGCCTTCAAGATTCTCTGGGGAACCGACGCTGTTGGGATTCAGGACCAAGAGAGTTGGCTCGAAGCAATCAAGGGCTCCGACAATCTTAAACAAGCGGGCGCGTGGTTTTCCCTGGTTCATAAGGATGGAACGGAAGAGAAGTTCCAGACCGCCCATTGGGTTTCCAAACTGGAAGACGAGAAGTTCAAGAACCGAGTGTTCGAGATCATGGATGAGGAGATCATTCGTAAGTTTGACACGCGCGAGGGAAGTGCTGAAGATTTCTACGACGTAGATAGCAACTAAGACTATTTATTATACGTCCACGAGGAGAAACAGTGATGAGCAAATATTCCCGTTATAACAGCCACCAGTTAATTATGGAGAACTGGCGCAGGTATCTAGCTGAAGAGGAGGACCCCCCCTCCAACCAGGACGCGTCGCCCGCATCAGGATTGCAGATAACGGATCAAACAAGTTTTAAAGTATTTGACGGAAAGCCAGAATTAGCCTTGCAAGTAATAAATGAGCTACTTCGAGGCGGCGATTTGTTTAAACAGTTACAGGCTGCACAGGGAGACTACCCCAGTGACTTCGAAAAACTGAAAAAATGGGTCGCTTCTATCGGGGGCCCCGAAGTGTTTGCCAAGCGCGCCGCCGCCATTGGTGCAAAAATTCCCGATAAGGGTCTCCCCAAAAGCGAAATGCCTTTTCTTCCGGGTCCCGACGATGCGGTTGGAGATGTTAAAGATGTGGAGGATGCGTTAAAGCCCGGCGGCAAGTACAACGTCGATATGATAGAGCGCGCGGATGCACCGGGCCCCAATAGTTTTATAGGAATGGACTCAGAGGAGGCCAAAGCCTTTATGACAGGAGGCCATGCCGAGAAAGATGGGGACCCTAAAGACGATGATCTCGGAATTGTAAGGCAGGGCCAGTTCGCGGCGGCGAAGGGGATCCCCACACAGACCAATATTCTTTTGCCCAAGGCTTTGGGGATGGCTATTAATGGCGTCGCGGGTGGCATGCTCGGCGCTTATGCCTCCATGGAGGGTCATATATTGGATGGGCATCATCGCTGGGCCGCGACTATGTTAAACAACCCTACGGCTCAAATCGGAACTTTTGCCATGATCGATTTAAAAAAGCTCGGAGCCGTCCGGACACTACAATATTTGACAGCCATCGGCAATGCTCTCGGAAACAAGACCAAAACGGCATAAGCTCAAACTAAACCCTTGACTTCGAAGCTCCTGTGAGGTATACTCATAGGAGCTTCATACATTAGGGGAGACAGTGAAGAACCAGAGATATATAGAGTTCGCCAAGAGAGTGGCGGAACAATCGAATTATGGAAAGTTTAGACACGGAGCCGTCCTTGTAAAGGGTAGCTCCGTTCGTAGTATTTCCTGCAATAAGCACCGACATTGTAGTTTCGGTGCAAGATTTCGCCGAGAGGGTCATGGCGAGGCTACCCTCCACGCAGAGTTGGGTGCCATTCTAGGGATGGCCCGCTCGACTACACGGGGGTCAGACGTTTACGTCGCCCGTATCAACAGAGAAGGAGAGGCTCGCATCAGCAAGCCCTGTCCTATGTGCGAAGCCGCCATGCGTCATGTGGGTGTGCGTCGCGTCTACTATACCAACGAGCATGGTAAGATTGAGAGCATGCGTCTATGAAACGCGTAATGATTGTCGACGCGCTCAACGCCTATTTCAGGGCCTTTATCGTCAACCCCAGCCTCTCGGTCCACGGACAGCCCATCGGTGGCTTAAAAGGCTTCCTAGGCATCTTACAGAAGCTCTGTCGCGACATTAAGCCCGACACTGTGATGATCATCTGGGACGGCCCCGGCGGCAGCCGTAAGAGACGCGAGCAAAACAAGAACTATAAGGAGGGCCGAAAGCCCATCCGAGTCAATCGACAGACCGACCTCACCGACGAGCAGCAACGCGCCAACATGGCGTGGCAGCAGCTGCGTCTGATGGAATATCTTAATGAATTGCCTGTCGTTCAACTTCGATTCGATGAGGTTGAGGCCGATGATGTTATTGCCTATGCTACCCAAGTCGAACAATTTAAGGGATGGCAAAAGGTTATTATCTCTAGCGACAAAGATTTCCTCCAACTCTGCGATGATGAAACAGTTTTGTTTCGTCCCATTCAAAAAAAGGTTCACACTAAGCTGAATATAGTGGAGGATTTTGATATTCAT